TGCATTAAGCCGCCTTTATTGCGTCTTTCTGCGTAAGGATCTCTAGAGGGTCTTGCATAACTTGGGCTTGGACTTGCTGGAGCATTAGGGTTATTGTCTTGACCTCCACTAGCAGGTTTAGGTTTAGGTTTAGTACTGGGGGCTAAAGAAGATGAACCTGATCCGCTACTAGAAGAACTATCAGAAGAACTACCAGAGGGCCTTGAAGGTGGTCTAATAGAAGTATCAGGTGCTGCAGAAACTCCTTCAGGTCTTACATAAGCTCCCCCATCATCATCGTCATCATCAGGTTTATAAACCATACCTTTAGGTGCATTTTTCTGCATCTGTTTATTAAATTCTTCAACAGTCTTAAAAATTTTATTGCCAAACACATCTGTAGAATCTTTAAATAATCCAACATCAACTTGAGTAGTATTAATTTGTTTTGCTAGTCTACTACCCGTAATAAAGTTTTTAAGTCCACCTAAGTTATTATCATTAACATAGTTATTAAACTTATCTGTTAAACCTGATACATCTTGACCCTGTGCTTTAAGTATTGCAATGTTAGCTGCTACTTGAGCTGCATTAGATGCTTTTGCAAATTTACCTAAAACTCCTCCACCAAAGACAAACTCAGCAGCACTACCTAACATAGTTGTAGGTCCATCTAAAGCTGCAGAAGTTTGTTGTGCTAGATTATCAAAGTTAGTGTAGTCATATTTATCCATCCAAGTTGGATTATCCTCTTCTCCACCATCATCATCATCATCGCTATCATCATCTCTAGGTTGTGGAGTCACTACTGTAGGTGCTGTTGTAGTATAACCTTGTGCTGTTAATTCGTTATATCTTACTTGATCCTTTGGTAACATTAGGGTTACAACTTCACCATTAGGACCATATAGTGTTACAGGAGTTTGTGGTACTTCCACTGGTGCTGGTTGTGTAGGTTTTTCAAAACTAAATCCTGTTCCAATACTTGATATAAATGGTGATGCAGAGTAACCTTGAGTTGGGGCTGGTGGTGTATTTACAACTGGTCCTCCGACATTCATCTGTTGTGGTTGTTTATACATAGTTCTTTGTTGTTCATAAGGATTAGCCATCATTGGTTGCACCATACCACCTTCAACCATCTTTTGTATTTCTTGTAGCTCATCCCCTGTTAAAGTACTATCCATAGCCATCTGTGGGGGTGTTTGTGTATAAGGACTAGCTTGTATAGTTTCTACAGGTTTTTGCATTTGTGGGGCATTTTTAAAGATTGGTTCTCCACCAATACGTCCATCTGCCTCCATTTGGTTAAGACCACCCTTGGCCTTATCACGTAAATCTTCAAAATGTTTTACTCCATAATACTGTACCACATCAGCAGGAACTACATACTCTCCCTCAGACAACTGTGCAGGAATATCATCTCGTACTTCTTTAGCCATAGAGCCAGGTGGTATTTCATTACCTGATACAGGGTCTACCTTCATACCATCGTCCTTCAAACCACCCTGTTGCATGAAAGCCATTTCCATTTGACGGTTAGGAGACATACCCCCCTTATTCATTTTTGTTTCATCTATACCAAAGCTAGATGTAGTTTTATAATCTTCTCCACCTGTATACATAATATCTCCTACTAAACCACCCTGATTAAATTTTCTTCCTAATATAGATTCTATTTCATCTCTATACGGTAAATCTTTTACGCCTAATTTATCCTGTAATTCTTTGGCTTCCTCTCGTGATAAAGTTCTATTAACTCGCATATTACCACCAACAATCCACGCATCTCCATCAGCTTGCCCATCTACGTATGAATAACTACCACCTATAGGAACTTTATCATTTATATCTGTTCTACCTTTTTGAGCCATATAATTTAACAATTCATCACTTGTATCGTCTGCCATATCAACTTCAGCCCATACATGATCTTCTGCCCTACGTTTTACGTAATACTGATTTCCTCTAGTTCTAATCGCTTTAGGATTTACACCTGCCTTTATAATTTTTTTAGCTTCAACTTTAGTTATCTTTAAATCTTGTGGGCCTAAATGTTCAGCAACAGGGTTTACACTTGAATGCCATCCAGGTCTGGCGGCAACAGCCGTTACTTTTCCATAAGGAGCATCTTTTGTACGTCCTGTTCTTTTCGTTATAAAACCTGTTTCTATGAGTTTTTTTCGTGTTTCTTCGTCTGGGATAATAATTGTATCCCCTGTTTTTTTAGCTTCTTCTCCTTTTACCATACGGGCAAATTCTTTTTGATTACTACCTAAAGAATTATATTCTTTCTTTGTTATTTCTAAACCATCTGCATCATAATATCTAGTAGGTTCTCTTTTTGCACCCTTAGTTGGAACATAAAAACCCTCTGTACCCCCTACTGTTTTTCCTTTAAAAGCTGTATCAGGAAAATCAGCTTCTAAGAATCTTCCTTGTGGTACTTCATCCGCTGCATTAACAAATAAAGGGTATAGTTTATCATCTTTTTTTACAAATAATTTATATGCTTTACGAGTTTTTTTAAATGGTGTGTCTATAATTTTCCTAAGTCCTGCCTTTGCTGTTGTACCTAATCCAGGAATTAAACCAACTAGTTCTGCACCGCCAAGTAAAGCTATCTTACGATAGTCAGGGTCTTCTCTTTGTAACTCCTCTCGTATTTCCTCTGCAGTCATAGCAGTACCAACACCAGGTAACATACTAGCCACAGTTTCTACTATTTGTTTACCAGCTTCTCTAGATCTTTCTTCATAGTCTTCACTAACAGTTCTTCTACGTCTACCTTCTGCATCTAATTTAAATGCTTGTTTTGTCTGTTCAACCATTTACTTTATCCCTGAGCCTCATCAAAGATCTTAATACACGTATCTCACCTTGCAGTCTATAAATCTCATCTATTTCTCTGGACTGCTCTAGAGACACATGAGTTAATGCAATTCGTTCTGCTACCTCTTCTAAGAAAAGATTATATAACTTAGCATTATTTACAAAAGGTTTAAGATTATTATCCACAACTAACTTCATCACTTTAACTGTTGTTCGCCACCAGTATTGCCTGAGAAGCCTTGTTCTCCTGGCTGAGGTGCTGTTCCTGTTCCTATAGTACCTCCCCCTGCACCAGAGGTATCCTGTACCTGTGCACCAGCAGGTGCTCCCTGTGGAGGTTGTACCCCTTGTTGGGGTGGCGGTGGGTCTGGATTTGCTTCCTTAAACTGTTTAAGTATCTCTGCCTGTATTGCAGCCTCAGTCATATTATTACCCACCTTGTCAGGATCAAGATCCATAGACTTAGCAATCTCACGTACAACATAGTCCATCCTAAAAAATGGTGCTAGTGTTGGGTTTTGTCCTATCTGCAAGAACTGCATTAATCGTTGACTACGTACTTCATTAGCCATTAGACTTTCTGTACCACGAGCCTTAATCTCTAGATCACCCTTAATGTCTGAATCAAAATCAAACTGCATATTAAAATTAAAGAATGCTTTACCAAGTGGTGCAAGAAGGTAATCATCTATATTCTTTACAACATTCCTAATAGAGCCGTTGGCAGCAGACATAAGCATAGAAATACCAGAGGCTGTACGGCCAACGCCAGACACCCCTGTCTGACCATGTGCGAAAGATGGAAATCCAGTTGATTCATCTGCTAATACCCTTGCTTTATCAAACATCATCATGTTTTCAGAACTAACATTTGGAAATTTTGTGCCAAAAATTGCTTGCCCTGGAGCGCCACCCTGTCTCCTAAACACTTTGCCTGGATACACAGACAAGTCCTGCCCAGGCACTAAATTAGTCTCATCAACTTCCATTAATAAGTTACCTGATAGTGCAGCATTGTCTACTGCCATACGCATAAAACCATTCATTAATGTTTGTGTGTCATCCATATTTTCTGCAATACCTACACCAAATAAACTGTAGGGGTTCATCTCATACGGGGCAGCAAAGTATGGAATGTAAGATGGAGTAAAAGGATTCATAACTAAACGTAAGACTTGACCATTACAAACCCAAACATTTACACTTAGTTGATCTACATCCTGTAATTCTTTTGGTATGTCTATTTTTTGATCTTCTAGTATTTCTGTGTCAACAAAACCCCAGAACTCTAGAACCTCAAATCTTTCTGACCTAGCCTCATTAGCATCATCTTCCATGGCTTGTTCCCACCACTCTTTGGTGTAGGACTCTCCCATGCTTAATGCAACATCTATTGCATTGTCTCTAAAGTAAGGTCTGTTCTTTAAAGCCCGTAATTGTGAACGAGACATTTTGTGTCTCTCTACAACATACTCTGCTTCTTCCATTGTTGTTGCATCTGGGTCAGGGTAAAAGTTCCAAATACTAACACTACTTGTCTGTGGTATTGTTTTAAATACAGGGGAGTAATTACCCTCTTCATCCCAGTTAGGGTACTCTTTGTCTATAGCAAACGGCCCCTTCATGATCCCTGTGCCAAACAGTGCAGTCTCAAATGCAGCAGCCCTCATGTGTTTCTTAGCATGAGACTCCTCTAACTGATCATGTATTTTTTTCTCCATCTTTTTTGCTGCAACTTCTGCAGGATAGTATTGTGGAGATGTTGGTGTTTTACCATAACCAGGTTCTAATTTATCTATAACAGGCTCTAAATTATTTTTTAAACCTGCGAGTCTTTCTCTAAACTCTGGGTAAGTTTCACCAGGAAGTAACTCTGGCATAGCCTCTTTAGCTTTTATTTGTTCTGGGTTTGTTTCAAAACTAACAACTTCTTCTACATTCTCAGGTAGTTTAGTTGGGTCAATAGTAATGGGAAACTTATTACCACCAAATAAAACATCTGCTATTTGACCATAGGCAGCAAGAACTTTTGTTTTAGTTATCTTAACGAATACTTGTGATTTCTCTGTAGAAGTAAATTGTACGTCTGGACCATAAAGACCACGATAGTTTCTGTATGCTTGTAACCAACGATTTTCTTCTGTGTACCTTGCTGTTTCTGCCCTGTAGTATCTCTCTTTTACAAAAGCCACAATCTGACCAGCCTTTGGATCAGACATTTCACCTTGTGGTATGTCCTCCATAGAGGAAGACTCCTCCATATCCATAATCATTTCTTCTGTTGTTTCTACCATATTAATATCCAAAAACTTGATCTGATACTTGGAATCCTGTCTTTGTTACAGAAGGATCAAAATCAAATATATTACTTCTAGGTCTTGTCATTATTCCATACCTTAATGCATCATAAAGGTGGTCTTCTGAATTTGTGTCTACATCTTCTGGGTTATTTTTATCAAGAGGTAGGGCAGGTAATTGAGAAATGGTATTAGTGCAACTGTTAAAAAATACCAGCCTTGACTCCTCTGTAAACTCATCAATTTGTAATCTTCTGTGTATTTCATTTTTACCTGCAACCCTTGATCCCCTAGACCTGTCTGATGGCCTCCATCTGCAACCCTTCATAATCATCTGCTCTGCAAGACTAGGACCAGTATCACCACGATTATGCCACAAAGAAGAGTCAAGAACTCCATACCGCATTTTCTCTCCTTCTTCTGCCTCTAGTATCATCTCAGCTAAATCAGTAGCTATAACCTTAGAAACATACATTTCTCTATATACTACAAGCTGTTCAGAGGGTGTTACAGCAAACCAGAGAACTCCAGTATGTGATCCATAACCATAGTCACAAGCCCTAAACCTTACCCAACTATTAGGTATATCAAAGGGTTCTATTACGTGTTCCTTTCTATTAAATTCAGGAAAGGCAGCACCCTCTTGTATATCCCAATCACCTTCTAGTAATTGTCTTCTTTGATGTTCTGGTAAAGATAAAAGGTTGGCTTCGTACATACCATCCTCTGCCAGATACGGATTATCGAAGAGGGTGGCTGGTATAAATTTTCTTTTAAACAGAGGCTCACCCTCTCTACTATGACCCTTAGGCCAAGTAATAGTATTTCCTGTGTCTATGTCTGTTGCCCAAAAACTTTTATTATGTGGTGAAGGATCAATAAAAGTTTTTTTAACCCATTGATGTCCTGGCCCCCCTGGGTTGGTGGTTGCCCTCATGTATAAAGGTAAACCACTATCTTTTGAAGATCTCAGCCTTGATCTCATATAGTTCCAAGGATAAGGAGTAGGCCACTGTGTAAGTTCATCAAATCCAATCCAGTTAAATGCTTGTCCTTGATAACGCATAACATCATCATCACGATCTAGGTAGGACATCCAGAGAGTAGCTCCACTAGGGGCTACCCAGGTCTTGTCTCTTTCCATAAACTTAATTCCAGGGACTGCCTTGGGATATAAGTCCTTTGATATAGAAATAAGTTCTCTTAATTCTTCTGTACTTCTACGTACAATCAACATACTGGCTTGGGAATTATTAAAGTACCTAATAGGATCAACGACTAAGCTATATGACTTACCTCCTCCAGCACTACCCCCATATAATACTTCTTGTTCTGTTGCAGAAAGAAAAGAAGTTTGTGGGCCAGGATTAGGTTGAAAAATTATTTTTTGCTTTGGTTCTTCAACCTCTTCAATAAATTCCTTGGTTACTTGCGCCTTGGATTCTTTGGATGTCTTCCTCGATTTTTTTCGCCTTGTCCCTCGCCTCTTTGTACCGCTTGGCATAGTGGCGTTGGTTTGCAAGATCTCTCTTAAGTCTCGACTCACGATTTACTCTTTCATTCAAAGCTATCCAACTAATTTTTCTTCCAGATTGAGTAGTCAACCAGTTTGCTACATCTCTGTAACTGTATCTTTTAAGATGTTGTTTAGCCTGTTCGTATAATTCTAGTTCAGATTGTATTGGTAAGAGTATGTCTTTATCGTCTGGGTCTTGTTTGTAGCCAAATGGTACAACCCTACCAACTCTAACAACAGGATACCAAACTCTCTTTCCGCTTACTATGTCTGGTTTTGGTAGCCTCCAAGTTTTATTTACTCTACCCGTCATCTTTCTCTGGTAAAATAAATAATGGATTGGCTGCTTTTACTTCTACTTTATCAGTTTTTACAAACCCTGCACGATCTAATAAATCCTTAGCAGCAACAATTTTTTCTTTATTACCTAAATCTGTAGGATTCCCCATAACTTCAGCCATGGCCCATGCTGCCTTTGATCCACTTGCAGCAATAAATTTTTTAGTTAATTCTGCAATATGTTCTTGTAACGGTCCAGTTACTTGTGTTGATGATGTACTAGGGGCATACCCAGCAGCCTTCATAGCAGCCACTGGATTCCCCTTACACTCTTCTGTAAAAAGCATATCTAAAAACTTTTGTTGTTTTTCTGTAAGATTATGAGCCATATACCTTGTACCATATCTCTGAACGAGAGATCCCTATATCTTTTAATTGCTTATTTGACATATGTTGTAGTTGCCAGTAAGCTACTTTTTTCTCTTGTGATTCTTTTATAAAGTTGTATATACGTTTAAACATTTTTGTCTCCTTTTATGGAGATAGTTTTACATATTTAATAGGTAAGTACAACTTACATTTATGCAACCCCGTTATGTTGGGATTGCATATTTTTAAGATAGAACTACACGAACAACCGTACTAGAGCTTTCAGCACGTCTGTAGTTTAAGATAGTAGAATTACCCACTGCTTTAGGAACTATAAAACTATGTGCTCCTGCAGGTAACTCTATATCATTATCTGTAACATCAGCCTCTGCAGAACCAAAGTTTATGTCTAGCTTGTGACTAGTTTCTATGTACACTACACTGGCATCAGTACAGTCTACATGTTGTGTAGTAGTGTTACTTAGGGTAACAGCAGTTTGTACTGTCCACCCTAAGTCCTCACCTATAAGACCAACTTGATCAACCATTATTAACTCCTATTATGTAAACGGAGTAACTATAGCACCATCACCAATAGTGTGTCCTGAGACTACCCATTTTGAATCAGTAATACATACATACTTAATCATGCCGCCAAGTAAACGACCCTTACCATCTGCATCCATTACAATCTGGTGATCTGCTGCTGCAGGTTTAGAGAAACCACAGTTTTCTACACCATCATCTAAGTCGTTTACAGTGATGTCTGTATCAACCATAGTAAGAACACCTTGCAGTGTATCTGATGCTGAGTCAGCATTAATAGTTAATGTCCCTGTAAATGTTGTTCCGATGTGAAACTCATAGTTTAATCCTGCTGCTGCTGCAGGTAAAGTAATAGTAATACCGCCTGCACGATTAAGAGTAAAGATTGTACCTGATTCTGCTTCTGTTACTGTTTTAGTAGAATCAGTAATACTGGTTACTACTTGTTTCATTGTTGTAAAGGTTAGTGGTTTTTCGTATACCTCAATACCTTCTTGTCTCGTTGCTGTAAGTGACATTTTTTATCCTCTCATTTAAATGTTACTATTTTTATTATTATTATTTAAAAACCTTTACCATCTTTAAATTTAACGTCTCTGAGTTTTCCAGCCATTGCTGCTACTCTGGTGGCTGGTAAACCTAAAGCCCTTCTCTCTGACTTAGACATGCTTGCCCATTTACTACGAGGTATCTTTTTCATAACCTCTGCACCCCTTAACCTAGAGGGAGACTTAGGATCAGTTTGTCTTTGTAGAGTTTCTTTTGCTCCATCTCCACGACCACTTCCTTTAGATGGTTTCTTTTTACCTGGAGCCATATCAATGATGCGTTTAATTGCACCCGTATCCCCACGACCACCTTTGGTATCACTAATTACACTGGTAATAACATTATCTTTTTTAGGAGCACCTTTAGGTTGCTTGGGGCGTGTTGCCCTTGGATCTTTAGGTCTAGCTTTAGGTCTAATTGGTTTCTTTAGATCTTCTGCATAAACAGCCGCCTGTACTTTACCATTTTTATCTGTGTAGTAAAGTGCTCCTGCTTTTTTAGCTGCAGCAATACTTTTATATTTTCCTGCTTTTGCTTTTTCTTTAGCTAGGGTAGAGCCTTTTTCTTTTATTTTTGCATTTAAATACTCTCTAATACTAGCCATTACTTCATCCTCCTCATACCACCCATGGCTCCACCCTTAGCCATACCTTTTGATTTACCTGTGGCTTTTTTAATACCAGTATTCATTGTACCTTGTGATTTAACCATACCACCTATATTGTAGGTCATAACCTTACCACCTTTTGCGTATGCTTTCTTTTTCATACCGCCTTTGGCATAACCTTTCTTCATACCACCTTTAGCCATACCCTTAGCCATACCACCTTTTTTCATTCCTTTACGGTCTTGGGATGCCTTCTTCATTGATTCTGATTTGTTACCATCCTTATCAATGTCTAAAAAATCTGGCTTGGCAGCACCACCCATGGCGTAACCTTTTTTCATACCTCCACGAGCCATACCTTTTTTCATGCCACCCTTAGCCATGCCTTTCTTTTTACGCATTGCCATAGCAATTACTCCTTATATAAATTATTAAAAACTCTTTGTGTGTCCCACACATAGTCCACGTTTTCTTTAGAGTTGTATATATGTTGATTAGGTCTAAAGTCAGGAGCACCTTCACCTGTTTCAAACCATGCTGGATGAGTTACTCTCACTCTATTATTGGGTAATGCAACTATATTACCTGTGTATGGTCCAGCATCTAACAACTCTAATACGTGAGACTGTTTGTGTTGGGCTGGGTCATCTGCTACCTCACTGTCGGTGTAGTCAACAGTAAAATAATATTTAGCTGGATAAAATTCTCCATCTACCTTTGCAATCCATGGGGCAGGTGTTGCTCTCTGCAGAGTATAAACACTGTGGTAATGCGACATACAATCCCAAGGTTGTGCCATGTAAGGTGGTAGTTCTTCAGGCCACTGTTCGTATGGCGTATCTGCAACTAAAGCAGTTAGGGGCATTCTAGCCCACATTGCACCACCGTGAACATTTACATCTTCCTCAGATCCTGAAGGCTCACACCCTGTAAATATTACTTGAAAACTTAGAGTCCTGTTTGGCATTGTTGTTACTGCTATTACCATGCAGTGTAAAAAATCTCCATGATATTCTTCTAAGTTCTTTGTGTATTCTTTTCTTACCCATGCTTTAAAGTATGGTATGTTACTTTGTAGGTACGCCATCTTTTTTATTTATCCTCCGCAAGTCTGCCTTAGCTTGTTTAAAAAGATTTGCTATTGCTGTCTTTCCCATCACTTTAGCACGTTGTTCAGCTACTGTCAAGATTTGAATTTTTCTTGCGTAAGGTTTTTTTATCCTTTTTACTTTATTTACTGTAGCTTTTGCATCTGCCATCGTAGCAAACTTAATAGATACAGTATCTTTAGGATTCTCATCTGTATATAATCTTCTTCCAGAACCTTTAGGTTTCTTACCTGTCCCTACTTTTGGATCTGTTTTCTTTTTCATGCTATAATAAAATCTACTATCTGTCCATCAGGAGTACGTAACTTATTTGGATTAGGGTTGTACGTATATGATGTTTGAGGAGTGGCCTTACTAAGTTCTTCTTTATCAGTAACTTTATGAACCTCATTAACTTTTTTAGATCTATCTCCAGAGTTATTTTGAAACACTATGTTATCATGTGTTTGAAAAGGAAAACTAGGTAAAGG